CACCCCATTCTGGTACTTCCACTTCCTCAAACTGCAAATCATGAATCTTTAAAATGTCTTCCTTCCCGAGAAGCATGCATCCTCCTTTTAGCTTGCGAATACTGTAGACCAGAGAACCGGCCCATCAATCTCTACTGTCACATTTCCCTTGACTGCGTTATCTACCGCAGCATTAACCGAGTATCCCGTAATGTACCCTTGGAAGAATGCCTGAGAAGGTACACCGCTTGCGCTTACCTTTGTGGCATCGGTGAAACATACGTCAAATGGTTTCTGCGTTCGTGCCAACCTGTACGCCTTGAGATGTGTCCATTGAATGTGGTCTGAACTGTCCACGTTAAATTCAAAGGTCATCTGTCCTTCATCGGGAAGCCCGACAAGTTTTTCCTTTGCTGTGCTTCCGAGGTTGGTAATGTCGATAATAGGTGCTGAACCGGTAGGAACATTGAAATTCGTAATAGCCCCTATCTCCGTCATCTTTACCCCGTGAACCACAAACGACAATCCGGTAGACGATGACATTGAACCGAGAATCTTTAGTGTGGTAGCTGCAACTGCCTCAACCGTGTACCCCTGCTGATTGATACTTGCGCTGTGCCATATCCTCATAGCAGTAGTAAAACCTGCTGCCGAGAAGTCTGCTGCTGCATCGTGCCAATCTATGCAACTACCGTCCTTGTTGAAATCCATGGCGGTAGCCACACCGAGGTTAGTAACTGCCGTTGCCCCTGCTGCTGTCGCCTGTATCCTTAACTTTGCACCCTGAGAGTTCATTGCCATGGTAATGTTCTCCTATGAAGCCCAGGTTATAGGACCATCAATCTCAACAGTGATATTCGCGGTAAGGATGTTATCTACCGAGCCAGTGACACCAAAGCCGGTTACATATCCATCAGCCTGTGCAAGAGAACTGGAAGCATCTGAAAACAGGATACCCCATTTCTTTTTCGACCTTGCCTTCCTGTCAGCGATAATGTCCTTCACCTTGTCATTGAGAGAAGTAGAGTAAGCGAAGTTTAACTCAACACTGACTTGACCTTCATCGGGCAAACCCATCATTTTGTCTTTCGCTGTCGAGTCTAAATTGGTAATATCTATAACCGCAGCATTTCCTGTCGGGCCTGATATGTTTTTAACTTCACCTACTGAACCCGTTGAATCACTATTTGTGGTAAGAGCCGCAGTTCCACTCGACCATATAAACCGTGTATTTTGAGAATTTATTGCCATTTCATATACCTCCTATTCTTGTACCCATATTGAATAATCTTGAACCACTCTATATGCATCTAAATCTGGCTCGACAAAATCCATGTCGTTTTCCAGATAATTGACAAAGGTTGCCGTTTGCATTGCTGTATGAATAGCCGATGATAATGTCCGTATCCCTGCATGACTTGTGGCGTACATATCAAACTGAACCGTTATATTTGACATGCTTGAGAAACCGGACAGATGATACTCAGGGTTGGTGCTAATCCTCTGATAGACGATGTAAGGATAGTTAGGATCTTGCGGCGCCCTCATAGGGTATATCTTTACATTCGTGCTGAGTATCCGATAAAGCGTAACCGTATCAAAGAGCATTGTACCAGGAGATGCAGCGTGGGTGCTATTCTTTGTCAGTTTAATCCGTCCATCGGTGTCTGTCGCCGTGAAGTCAAAGGTATAGTAAACCCATGAAGACGTTGCCACACCTGTTACCGACCCCATAGTTGTACCGGCGCTCACATCAATCATGCTGAGTACAAATGATGTATCGGTTGACGTACCTAACTTGACATAGCAACCAACACGGTACGAGTAACCGGATACAAGGGTTACGTTCTGATAGAGTGATTGTGTCGCACCCCCCGTTGAAGTGATAATGCCATAATCGTCCGATTGACCCCCACCCGCAGGGTGTGAACTTGCCGCCGTACCATTCTCGCCCGACCAACCGGTTATCACAGCATCAAATGATGGATTGCTCAACATATTGCTATCCATGACAGGGAACTCAACTTGCGCCCTGACTGCTGATACCGTGGATAGATGCTGAAAGATATAGTTCTCTATCAATATCCTGTCCTCTTGACATTGATGTACTTGTAGTATTGGTCATTGAGAAAGGTGAACAAAGCCCTTCTCATAGCATCAACGATCTTCGGTATGTTCTCTTTGACGGCAGGGCGTAAAAATGGCTTTGCAGGTATTCCGTGTGGGGATGAACCATACTCGACAAAGATACCAAACCATGCCTGTGGTGCAAGGAACACCCTCCATACAGCCTTACCTGTACGGGATGCTTTACTTTTACCCATAAAGATATTCCGTGCTAACCATCCAGGTTCAAACTGTTGGCGCATCATTCCTTTCTTATTTCTACCCCGTACACTCATCCCTGAATATTCGCCCAATGCTTCCTTGATATAGGAATAGTATCTTGCACTTGCTCTATACACTCTTGGTATGGCTGCCCTTCTTACAACTGCCGCACCTTCACTCGCCATAACGTGTGCGCCCTTGCGTTGTAGACTCTTTGATAATGCCAATAACTCTGCCCTCGCCTGTTCAAACCCTTCAAGTTTAAATTCGATGATAGTCTGTGGCATTATGCACCACCCAGGGTGCTTGTGGCGTTCGTCCCTGATCTCTCAAAGCACATTAACTGTACTTCCCTGTTCTGCATATTCGGTTTGATTACAGATTCGATATTATAGATGTGCGTTCCAAAGGCTACAACCATCGTTGGATTGATAGCCGTGGCATTGTGACGCAGGGTTATCTTGGTATCAACCCTGCTTTGACTTTGCTGGCTTGCGAAATATTCCCTTCCTGATAGGGGTTGAATGTCTGCCCATGTGTATTTGATGGTAGTTGTCCACGAATTTACGAGTTCCCCCGTAATGGTGCTTTGCGTCAGTGTTTGTTTCCTCACGCTTACCTGATGTCTTAGTTTTCCCGCTAACATCTTCCATCCATTTAATACACTTCGGGTAGAATATAGGGGTCAAGGATTCCGTCTACGAACGTCCGTGGTAAGTTCACCCCTGCACTTCCTTGTGATAACGCTTCCCTGTTCTCGTATAATGCGCCTACCCTCATCTTTATCCATATCCTTATAGAGTCGGGTGTCTGCGCTGTCGCTGATGAACCAACGCCGCTTGTTACCGGATACCCTGCTTTGAACTGTACCCGTACCGCTCCGCGTTCATCCCATACGTTTGTAGGCCATTCATTCTCGTATGTCCCATACTTGGGATATAATCTTGGAGGTTCACTCTCGTAATCTACTGTATAGGCAGTTCCCGGGTATGTAGTTGAGTCTGCACTTGAACCGTCAAGATAAGTAATAACAACATCGGCTGTGCTTGTAGATAAAGGACTCCACGGTAGTTCTATTGCGTTTGTACCGCTCGGAAAGTCGTCAAGAGTATATTTCCACGTCTGCGGTAAACAAAGCCGTCTGGTCTTATTCTCGCAAGCTACACGAGCAGATTTGATAAGACCGTCAAGCAGTTCATCCTCTGCGGCAGTATCGCTCGTTGAAAGGCGTAGATGGTGTCTAACGCTTAACGATGTTACTGGTTCTGCCGTTGCATCCGTTACAAGCACTAAGGCCATGTTGTCACCTGTACTTCACGTTAAAGGTGCATGTTCCTGCTCCGCCTATAGTTACATCTGCATAGATACCAAGATTAAAAAATCCACCTTCATTATCAATAAAACCAGATGAATCGGCTACACCTGCTGAGACATTGTAGCTAAGTTTGTCTCCTGAATTAGTCGTAGCGTTATTGTATAAATCTACCTTGCAGGCATTTGTCCCATCTGCTGTGATAATAATTCCAAGCAAGTATGCCGGCCTTGCAACGATAACGGCATCTGCTGATTTTTGTGGACTCCATGTGTTAAAACCGTCTATCGCAAAAGATACACTACAGCACAGCAATACCAATGCGATAACTAACAGTATTTTCTTCATCTTCTTTTCCCTCGTATTCTGTTCTCAGTCCGTCTTTCCGTGTCAACCATTTGAGTCTCTACTATATCCACCCTATCAATATGGAAACCAGTAGGGTGAATTTGAATATCTGGTTCTGGTACATCACATATCTTTACCGCACAGTCAGCGCCACGCAGCCAATCATATTCGCTTGTCGTCCCTTCGATAATGTCACCAGGACGAACCAACTTTTCATGGAATAAGTATGAGCTTATGGCTCTCATTCTTACTTTCATGAGCCACTTCCTATCAACTTGTCCGAGAAGTTAGACCATACTTTGTCTATCTCATTCATAACGTGGATAGCTCCCTGATACTGATTAAGAGCATTGTTTGATTCATTCGCCTGATGCTGTGCTGCATTTGCCTTCTGCACCATGTCTACCTTGATCTTCTTTAGCTTCTTGGCAAACTCATTCTGCAACGGCTCCTCAAACCCATAGATAAATCTTGTTTTCAAAAGGTCGGCTTCGGCAGGGATGTAAATATTTATTCCCATACCTTTAGCGAGTCCCAACCAAAATTCGCATGAAGGACGCTGGTTCTGCCACTCTGTCCCGACAGCCATATCAACTCCATACACAAAAATCTCCTTGAATCCTTCAAAGATTGCCAAAGCGATCTCGATAGAAATTGTATTTGTCAGGTATCTCGCAAACTGTAGCCCTAACTGCTTTTCCTCTGCAAAGAACTTGACCATCTGCGGTAGAGGGAAGACAACGCTATTGGGAATCATTTCAGGCCAGAACTGCTGCATGTAGACCGGACAGGGAAGACTTGCTAATCCGTTCATGTACTGGTCTACGGGTTGACCTCTGAAATCTGTTAACTCACGTCTAACAAGTTTCCGTTTAATCTGATCATACCAGATATGATGGATCTCAAACCATCGTGTCCATTTAGCGGGTAACGGGACACCCCAAAGGTTATTGACACCCCAAAACTCAGCGTCCTTATCGTCGTAAGGAACAATGTCTTTCGTGTTCGCGCAACCGACAATGTAGACCCTATCCGTTTCCCGAACCGGTTCTTTCATTTCATACGTCTTCTCTACCCCATCCACCATTACGGTGACTTGATGTGCCTCAAGCCTCATTCTTGCCTCCTTGGATTTAAAATAAGGGAGAGGCGTTACCCCCTCCCTGTTGTTACCTTACGCTGGCCCCCATCCCGTTGTGTTCGTGGATAGGTTCTTCTCGTAGAAATTAACTATCGGTTTTTGAGGTTGTTCCATCTCGCGTATTACTGTAAGCGTGTATGGTAACGCATCCTCAGTCGAATACACTCCGCAGGAGATATACCGTTTCCCATCTTTCATGTGTTTCTGTTCAATACCTAACCGTCCAGTAAACTCACCACCTACACTTATTAATGAACTTGGACAAGTGATAGCAAGGCATACTGTCCCATCAGGGTCTTTCGGGTATATCTTTACCCACGTTCCATCATGGGTACTTGCAAGGAAATGGTCAGTCAGAGCCGTGTTAGTGTTATACACGGTGCTATTAAAGAAGGTTGCAAACCCCTCAACAGCCACCGTTGCCTGCGCTGATGCTCTTGCTGCATATCCCATGCTCGTTACAAGGCTATTTGCCGTAATTGTAATCCCGTTGATTGTCATTGCTAAACGTGTGGAAGAACCACCGTTAGCCCCGAACCCAACGTAAGCTGTCCTCATCTTCATAGACGAACTAACAGCAGCCGTTCCACTTTTTCCGAATACTGCCGTTGCAGACGATATAGCTGATGCGCCTCCTCCTGTTGAGTTGCTTGCCTGATATAAGGCCATGTTAAACCCCTGCAACTCCGTACCACCTGCCTCACCTGCAGCCAGTTTTTTAACCTGTCCCGTAAGGATATAATCGATGCGCCTAACATCTCTCATATCCAAATACGGACTATACTCAATAGTGGAACTACCGGAGGAGAAAGAAGCTGTTATCCGATACTTCTCTAACAAATCCATGTTTTGCATGGTTACTCCTCCTTAAACATACGTTGTCTTACCACCAAAGCAAGGTCTGTTGGATGGCATCCTGATACAGTCAACCGTCCGAACAAAACTTGCAGCACTTTCGGTTGTCAGCGTGACACCAATCCATTTTGGTCTGTTCGTGCTGAGTGATTCCACTTTCAATTCAATGCAGCCGGTATATGCAGGAACGCGAGTCTTGAAATCTGTTGCGCCTGCCGTGGCAAGGGTAAGACCTGTTCCCATACCATCATCAGGGTAAATCAAGACAATACCGGTATCGGTAAAGTTACCTTTCGCGCTGTAGTGAGGAAGTTTCTCAAAAGTACCATGACCGTTGATAGCATCCTCAATCTGAGTTGCCACGTTCTCACCGGATGAGCCTACGCCTGATACCGTGGCATAGTATTCGTACCCGTTGATGTGGAGCTTCACTGCCGTTGTCACTGCCGAGGTCAAGGTGATAATAAGGCTTTCAGCGCTTCTCGGTTTGTAAGCCGTTGCCGCGCCGAGTGTCATAGTTGCGCCTGAAATAGCCGAGCCTGCATGGCTTGAGGCCGTTGCTTCTGTCAGTGTCATCTGACAGACGTTTGCAGCCGTAGCGGACATAGCCGTACCGGTAGGCGAACCACCACCTATCCTGAAATAGAACATCATGTCCTGATCGTCATTCCACAAGACCTTTCGTATGGAAGTTACCGCCGCCGTGTTGCTGTTCGCAATCATCGGTTCTATTCTGATTTGCTCATAGATTTTATTGCTCATGTCAGCCCTCCTTACGGGGTATCCAAAATAATAAAGGGTGACACTGTTTTTGAGGTATCACCTTCGAGAGGGAGTGCAGCGTTGAGCCACGGTTTTCCATCAACTCTCCAAGTCAACCGGAAAACAACTCTGTCAGTCAAAAAATAAAGTTCTGTTGATATTGCAACGTCAGGCCCAGAGCCTTCCTTTACAAGATAATAGGAAAGGTCAACCAAGCAGAGGTCACCCTTCGTCCCAAGTGCCGGCGACCTATCGCAGAAAATAATCGGATAGCCCATGAGCGTTGAAGGCATTGTGTTTGCAGCCGCACCATTTGCATCCTTACCTCCGAGCCATACTGCGTGTGTCCCTGAATCTGTCATTGCTGCTAACTGTGGAATAATGGTCTGAGAGGCTGTCCATATAAGGGAACTACCCATTTTGGCCAATGCCAGCATATTGTAGACATCCGCAAAGGCTATAGCAGAAGCACCGGCCCTGTTGTAATTAATTGCGGCAGGAGCATTGATAAACCCCAAGCTCTTATTCACACCGTCACCGCGCATAAAGTCATAATCTTCCTGTCCAACTCTCGCCTTTGACATCTGCGTAGGGATAAAAGAAGATGCAGCGCCCCAGTTGTTGAGTAATTCATTAGTGCATACGATGTAGCCGGCTATTTTCTTCGGTTCCATCGTCACCTGTCGCAGGTTTGCATCGGTTTCAGTTAAAGTAACTGCCTCGCCCGCGTGTGTCATTACCACACCACCGTATACATTGCTTGCGGCAGTCTGATCTAAAGAAGGCATTGTGAGTTTTGCATCGG